ATGGGACGAACTTCGAGGAACTCCTGGTCAGCGAGGACGGGGTACGGGGTCTCAACTTCTTGCCCCAACCGACGACGCGCCGGGTGGAAGGGCCACGAGGACAGCTTCTCGGATTCCTCCAGGACATTCGCGGGAAGTTCGGCTACTCCATTCAGGACTTCCAGGAGCTTCTTCAGAATCGGCTGGCCTCTCGGACTTCCTCGATCTCCGATGATCAGACGGTGGCCCTGGAGGACTGGGAGGTCGCTCACTTCCGCCTGCGCGGGTCGAAGCGCCGCTCTCCTTACGGAGAGAGCGTACTTGAGCCTGCGCGCTGGATCTGGAAGCGCCTTTGCCTCCTCGAAGACACCGCGCTCATCTACCGCCTCCAGCGGGCTCCCGAACGCTTCGCCTTCTATGTGGATGTCGGTGATCTCCCTCCCGCCGAAGCCTTGGCCTACCTGAACCGCGTCCGCCAGCAGCATCGCAAGCGGAAGTACGTCAACCCCGTCACCGGCAAGCTGGACCTGAAGTTCGACCCGATGCCCGCCGATGACGACTTCTTCATCCCTTCGCGCAAGGGGCAGGACGGGACGCGGATCGAGGTGCTCGGTTCCCCCCAGTGGACCTCGATGGAGGACATCGAATACTTCCGCAACAAGCTCCTCTCGGCGATCAAGGTGCCCAAGGCGTATCTGGGGCTCGAAGAAGGCGTGGTCCGGGCGGTTCTCTCTTCCGAGGACGTGCGCTTCGCGCGTTCGGTGCTTCGGGTGCAGCGGGAGCTTCGCAACGGGTTCGGGAAGATCGCCCGAGTCCACATGGCGGCGCTTGGTGTCGATCCCCAGGCGGTCGATTACGACATCCACATGACCGTCCCCTCCGCCATCTTCGAGCTTGCTCAGTTGGAGGTGCGGAACGCCCGCGCCGACCTGGCGGGCCGGATGCAGGAGTTCGTGTCCCTCCACTGGATGCTCTCTCGCATCTTCGGCCTGGCGGACGAGGAGATCGAGCAGATCATCAAGGAGAAGGGGGAGGACGCGAAACGGGTGGCGAAGGACCAGGCAGGGGCGGAGGCGGAGGCTCAGTCCCAGTTCGGTCCTCCTCCGGGCGAGGAAGCGCCCCCCGAAGAAGCTCCGCCCGAACAGTTCCAACAGCCCGAACAGAAGGCTCTGCCGCGCATCATTCACCGGCCTCCCGCCATCCACTCGCTCATGGTGGAGCGACGTACCCGAGGCAGGAGATCTCCGTCGAGACCGATCACCGAACGCGAACTTCTCCGAGGAAACCAGGAAGCGGAGAAGCGCGCCGAAGGCAAGATGGAGCGCCTTCTCCGAAACGACGCGCGTTTGGCTCGACGACTGAACGAGATCGGAGGGCTGCTTCATGATCTCCGTTCGGCCAGTGTTCGGACTGGGGGAAAGCGATGACGACTTTCCCGCTTGACAACAGATCCCCCTCCCTTGACAGTGGGATCGTTAGCAGGTAGCTTCCGATGCGTATGCGATCCGAAATCAGCCGCCACTTCGTTCCGGTCGAAGAGATTCGCCGGTTCACCGAAGGGAGCTACGAACACCTGATCGCACGCCTCTCCGAGGTCGTGCAGAAGGATCGCAAGCGCCTCTTCGGCGAAGATGACCTTTCGGTCCGCGTGCTCGGAACCTTCAAGGAGCACGCAATCGTGGCCGGAGGCAACGGCACGTTCGTTCGCGTTCGGTTCGAGGCGTCCGAACGGGGTGAGCCTTCGCTGGTCGGGGTCGAGCCTATCGCGGTCGAGGTGTTCGAGTCGTCGGACATTCATCGCTACGTGAACCGCGAGGCCCTACGGGTCGTGGACGCGCTGCTGTCTGGGGCGGCCACCGAGGCAGGGGAGCGCCTGCGTTCGATCGTCCCGCTGGTAGGGAAGACCAAGGCGCGCACCGAGTCCCAAGTCGTCGAAGGGGTGCTCGCTGATCTCCGCGCCGACCGGCCCTGGAAGCGCCTCTACGAGGAGCGCGCCCCCCGGCTGAAGTTCTTCCTCGGCGAGGCGGTGGTCCAGACGCTTGAAGGACATCGGGCCACACCCAAGTTCGGAAAGCTCCTGGACATGGCGGAAGCAGAGGTCGAGGGCTACCGCGACCTCGTGCTCTCCGATCTCCAGTTCCTCGCGGAGCGTCTGCTTGTGTTGCACGGGCAGGCTTCGGACAACCTGGAGGCGCTCGGCCAGATCGACGCTTCGGGCGAGGAGGGTGGTCCCGAGGCGCTGACCGCCCTGGTTCACTTCACCAACGACTTCGTGGAGGACCTTCGCGTGGCGCACCGCGTTGCGGCCGAGGTTCCCAACCACGTTCACAACGTCGGAGCACTTGGTCGCGTCTACGACACAATCACGGAGCAGCTACACCAGTACGAGGTGGCCGGGGCCTTTGTCGCTGGGATGGCGGCGAAGCTCCAGACGGCCAGCCCGTAACGGAGGCGAGTACGATGGCACGCAACCCTGTGGTGATCACCTCTGTCGAGGAGGACTTCCGCCGGATCGGCATCCTTTCCGAGTCCAAGGAGGAGAAGGAGGAGACCGGCGATGAGGAGGAGCGTCTGGAAGGCCGTCGCGTTCGCCTCCAGGTTCGAGCGGACACCGGCAAGGCGCGTCGCCTCCGCACGAAGCGCACCTCCCCTGCCGACAAGGTCAAGAGCCGCCAGTACAAGCGGTCGCACAAGAGCGCGATCCGCAAGCAGCGCAACCTCGCGCGGAACAGACGCCGGAAGGCCAGGCGGGACAAGCTCCGCAAGCGCCTGAAGCGCGAGTCGATGAACCGCCTGGACCGCGTGGCCTCCCTCATCGAGTCGGTGCGCGAGACCGTCGTCGCCGAACACCCGGGCGCGGCGATGGCGGAGGCGAAGAAGGCGTTTGCCAACATCGCCGTCATCGCCGAGCACCTCTCCGATACCTTCGCAGACATGGCGGAGGAAGGGCGGGACAAGGACCTCGCCAAGGCGGCGCTGGATTTCGCTCGCCTGGCAGAGGAGGCGGCCGAGTTCGCCACCAAGCTCCACCAGGGCACCCTGGCCGAGGAGGAGCAGGACGGCCTGGAGGAGACCTTCAAGGCCCACATGGACGCGCTGCTCGCGGGCCTGGATGTCTACGCGGACCTGACCGAAGGCTGCGAGGACGAGGAGGACGAGGAGGAGGACGAGGAGGAGGACGAGGAGGACGAGGAGGAGGGGGAAAAGTAGGCGGCGCGGGCCTCCGACAGGAGGCGTGGCGTCGCCGGAGGACGGCTTATCGGAGTGGGCGGCTCGAACTGATCAACTACGAGAGACCTCGGTTCGGGTCGCCAGAGCGAAAGGTGAAGCAGAGGACAACCATCCCGACCACCCAGTACACCCCCTTCAAGGGGTCGTTCAGGTGGCGACGGTACTGACGATGGCGCAGACCCAGAACCACAAGAAGCTGCTGGTGGACAACGCTCCAGTCGCGCTTCAACTCGACGAGCGATGGGAGGGCGGCCACAAGATCGTGGTGCGCGGCGAGTTCGCCAAGTGCGGTGTCGCTACCGAGAACAATCGGATCTACCCGAACAAGCTGTGGGAGGCCCAGATCCGCAAGCTGGATCGGGCGATGGAGGATCGCCGGGTCTTCGGGGAACTCGACCACCCCAACGATGGAAAGACGCAGCTTTCTCGTGTCGCGCACATCATCACCAGCATGAAGATCGAGGATGGTCGGGTGATCGGGGAAGCCGAGATCTTGGATACCGAACGCGGCAAGAACCTCGCCGCGCTCCTCAAGGCGGGTTGCAAGGTCGGGGTGTCCTCCCGAGGCTATGGCTCTACCAAGCAGAACGAACAGGGTGAGGATGTGGTCCAGGAGGACTACAAGCTCGTTACCTTCGATTTCGTGGCCGAGCCCGCCGACTCGACCGCCTACCCGCAGGTCTTCTTCGAGGGGGTGGAGATGCCCATGACCGAAGCGCCGACCAAGGATCAAGATCTCGCCGAGAAGTTCGCCGCGCGTGTGGACGCCGCTCGTCGGGACGGCGAGGTGACGGCCAAGGAATCGCTGCGTGAGGAGTTCGCGCGCACGCTCATCGCCGAGGTCGCCAAGGTACGGGAGGAGATGCGGGAGGCGGTGCGCGGGGAGATGCTCTCCGATCCCGAGGTCGCGGGCGCGAAGAAGGCGCTGGACGCGATCAAGGACGTGCTCCGGCCCTACGTCCTCCCGGAGGACTTCGAGGGGCTGGTCCGCCAGAAGGACGGGGAGATCAAGAAGCTCCGTACCGAGGTCGCGGACCGGGATCTCAAGATCAAGGGCATGGAGGATGAGAACAAGAAGCTAGCCGACCTCGCGCGGGAGACCGGCTACAAGTTCTACCTGGAACGCGCCCTCTCCGGCGATCCCGACGCCGACCTGATCCGCAACGCCCTCGGGAACCTCGCGCAGTTCACCACCTCGACCGACTTGAAGGCCCGCGTGACGGCGGTGAAGGAGGAGGTCGAGAAGCGTCGTGTGGAGGAGAGGAGGGTCGAGGAGGAGCGGCAACGCCTCGTCGAGGAGGCCAAGACCACCGAGCGGCGCGAGCGCGAGATCGTCGAGAAGAAGCTCGACACGATCTCGGAGGCGCTGGAGGAGTCGCTTCGCCTCAACCAGGAACTCGGCCTGAAGCTCCACGCCGAGAGGCGGTTGACGAACCACCCGAAAGCTGCCAAGATCCGGTCCATGATCGCTGCCGCCCAGCCTTCCTCCAAGGAAGAGATCGACGCGGTTGTCGAGAACTTCCGTGAGCCGGTTCGGGACGTGGAGGAGATGGAGGAGGTACGTTCGCGGGTACGCCGCCTGACCGGCGGTGGGCACACCCGCGTTCCGCAGGACGAGGAGACCGTGCGTCCGAATAGGCGCGAGGTCGTCGAGAACTACAACAACCTGGGAGCCCCCCTGGCCGAGCTTCGCAAGTTGGCGGGGATCGAGACCGAGAACTGAACCTGAACGGCGCGTAGCGCCTGACGAACCTGGGAGATGATGATGACAGAGGCACGCGAGATCCTGCTGGAGGACGCGAAGAAGACTATCGCGGATCACTCCTTCGTCCGGGCGCTTATCCGCAAGTGGAAGGACTTCCTGGAGGGGATGCCTGACCGCACGGATGCCGACCGCTACACGCTCGGCGTGACGGCGGTGCTGATGGAGAACCAGTCGCAGTACCTCCAGAACCTCTCGGAGGACACGCGGCAGGCGAACGTCGGCTCCTTCACGAAGTTCATCTTCCCGGTGCTGCGCCGGGTCTTCCCCAACCTCATCGCCAACGACATCGTGTCGGTGCAGCCGATGACCGCCCCTATTGGAGCGGTGTTCTTCCTCGACTACAAGTACGGGACGAACAAGGGCGGGACGGCGTCGGGCAACGTCTTCCCCAGGGACTTCGACCGCGACTACTCCTCGGAGTACATCAACGGCGAACTCCTCGCCACGGGCGACGGCGTGAAGTACGGCGGCGGCGGCCAGGCTCTCGCTGCGACCCTGGCCTTCGTGCCGGTCCGTCCGCTCGACGCGAGCCTCGGCTACTCGGTCCAGGTGATCGAGTACAACGTGACGACCGGCGCGGTGGTGCAGACTGCGACCACAACGGCTCGGGCGCGTTCACCTTCGTCCCGGCGGGTGTCAACACGGCGGGCACCATCAACTACACCACCGGGGCCGTTGCCGCGTTCAAGTTCCAGAACGTCCCCGCGAACAACAACCCGATCAAGGCCCTCTACTACTACAACGGCGAGATGTCGTCGAACATCCCGCAGGTGAACCTCGACGTGACCAAGCAGCCGGTCGAGGCGAAGCCGCGCCGCCTCAAGGCGCTGTGGTCGAGCGAGGCGGTCGAAGATCTCCGCGCCTTCCAGGGCCTCGATGCCGAGACCGAAATCGTCAGCGCCATCTCGCAGGAGATCGCGCTGGAGATCGACCGCGAGATCGTGCAGTCCCTCTTCGCCAACTCGACGGGCACCTCGGCGTCCTTCGACCGCGTGCCCCCGGCGGCCATCGCGGAGGTGGATCACTTCCGCGCGCTGATCACGCAGATCGCCACGGTCTCGAACCTGATCCACAAGAAGACCCTGCGCGCGCCCGCGAACTTCATCGTCACCTCCCCCGAGGTGTCGGCGCTGATCGCGCAACTCACCACCCACTCCGACTTCCGCCCGCTATCCGCGTCCGGCGGCGCGTCGCCCTACGGCCCGATGGACATGCCGCGCCCGCTCACTCAGCACGGGCAGTACGGCATCTACAAGGTCGGCACGCTCCAGAACAAGTGGCTGGTCTACGAGGATCCCTTCTTCGCCCGCGACAAGATGCTCGTCGGCCTGAAGGGCAACTCGTACCTGGACTCGGGCTACGTGTTCGCGCCCTACATCCCGCTCCAGGTTACCCCGACCTTCCTTGATCCGGCGGACTTCTCGTTCCGCAAGGGCCTGCGGACGCGCTACGCGACCAAGCTCCTGCGCTCGGAGTTCTACGGTCAGGTGACGATCAATAACTTGTAGGATCTTCCCCGTAACCCCGTCCTCGCCGGGACGGGTAGCATGCGAAGGCCCACACCGAGCGATCGGCGTGGGCTTTCGTGTTATAACGGGAGTGCGATCACACGGTCGCACGGAGAACGGACGATGACCTACGGGAAGCTGGACGACGTGTTGCGGGAGCTTCAGGCGCTCGACGAGGTGAAGCCCTCGCAAGATTTTCCGTTGCGGGAGGAAGGCCCGTTCCTGGCCCGCTTCAACCGGCTGAGCGGGGAGGCAGACGATGTTCTCCGCGAAGCAGGGATCGATGCGAATGCCTCGCTCAAGAATCTCATGGCGCGCATCGCCGAGGCGTGTGATAGCACGCTCGACAGCCTGGACTCGCTGATGTCCAACCTGCTGGAGGTGGTCAAGGTGCTCGACGTGCTGGATCGCTTGCGTACCGAGCTTCGGGCTCTGCGAGCACGGGCCGGGGAAGTCTCCAAGGAGTAGCGGGTGGCTCTCAAGGATGCAGAGAGCTTGAAGCTCTGGATGCTCCGCCAGTTCGGAGCACCGCTGGTCGAGGTGGAGTTGACCGCCGAGCACCTCGACGACTGCATCGAGAACGCGAGTCGCTGGTTCGTCGCCAAGAAGGGCCTTCACCTCCAGGCTGCGATGGATGTGGTGCCGAACAAGGTGGAGTACGACCTTCTGCCGGAGATGGACAAGGTGCTCGACGTGGCCTTCCCGTCGAACCCCCTCGACTTCTCCCTGGTCTTCGCTCCCTTCACCCTTCCCGACCAGCAGGTGCCCTACAGCGTCTTCGCTGCCTCCGGCTCGCTGGGCCTCTACTCCCACTTCACCCAGGCGCTTCAGTACGTGACCACCGCGAAGCGCATCCTGGGGGTAGAAGTGGACTGGCGGCAGGAGCACCGGAAGCTGTTCCTGTTCCCCGCCAAGTTGCCGACGGGGAAGGTGATCCTCACCTACAAGTCTTCCAATTTCACCCTCGAACAGCTTGCCGAGCGGGATCACGACCTCGTGAAGCGACGGGCGATGGCAGAGGCGAAGAAGATTCTCGGAAGGGTGCGCTCCAAGTTCGACAACTACCCGACCGCGCAAGGTTCGGTGGCCCTTGACGGGAGCGTTCTCCTCGAAGAAGCTGGGGCAGAGATTGAGCGCCTGGACGAGGAAATCTTTGACGCTGGCTATCCGATGGCCTTCCTTCGAGGTTGAGGCAGTCGATGTCCCGCAAGCCGGTCCGTCCCTTCCCCTCTTTTCGCCCGGTCGAGACTTACCCGCACGATACCTTTCGGCTGACCGACACGAGCCGTCCCTTGTTCGACAGCGTGGCCTCCGAGCACACCCGGAGGGTGGGGACGGCGGTGGAGTTCTTCTCCCAAGACGCCCAGGGGAAGGAGCGCGACGCGGTGTACGACGAGCCGATTTCGGGACGCTGGAAGGGTCCGTTCCGTGTCCACGCCTACGTGGAGTGGCCGGACTCCTCGCCTTCCGCCGGGCAGGAAGGCCTCAAGACCGAGTACAACGGCTCGTTGTGGTTGGCGCGCGTTGATCTGGAACAGGTGCTCGCACCGGACCCCAACGAGGGGGACGTGGTTAGGATCTGGCGACTGCCCTTCTACGATCAGAAGTGGAGCACGGCAGGGGTGGAGAACATCTCTCGATCAGGCTACTATTTCGACATCATGGACGTGGACGACGACGGCCACCTGTTCGACACGCCCAGCTTTATGGGTTTCAAGTGCATGATCCAGCGGCGGACCGAGTTCACGCCCGAGCGGAGGATGGAACGATGAGTGACCAGAAGACGATTTCCGAGAGCATGAAGCGCATCCTCGGCGAGGAAGACGAGGTTCAGCCCCCCGAGGACACCATCGCCCGGTATCTGGCGCTGGCCGCGTACACCCTCGGCGTGGACCTCGACGACGCCCAGGCGGTGAAGGAATTCATCGTCAGCGTGAAGAAGACCATCACCAAGGAGCAGTCCTCGCTCAAGAGCCTGTTCCGGCGCTTCACCGTCGCCAGGGCCAAGGCCGCCGCCAAGGGCGCGATGTACGCCGCCCAGTACGCGAGCTACGAGGAGAAGGAGTAGGGCGTGCCCCTTCCTCACTTGGCTGCTATCGAACGTGCGGTTCGTGGGGGGCTGAGTGCGGTGTGCGCAACCTGTTTGAGCTACTGGGAGGCGCGCGACCGGGGCCTTCCCGAACCACGCTGCCTGGCCGAGGACGATTGCGCATCGCCGTTCGGCGGCGACACCTTCCACGAGTACCAGGGGCCGATCACCGACTTCGGCTGCTTCTGCTTCGTGTGTGGGGTCGATCCTTCTTTTCTGGTCCGGGTCGTTCCCTGCTCCCCGCGCCGCCTCCCGGTTCCTGATCGGAAGGTCGGGGTGTGCGCCAAGCACGCGACCTGGCTCGCCCAGTTCATGCCCCAGGATCGTCCTGCGCCGTGCTCCTTGCTCCTGGGTCCCGACGGTACGGTGACGCCGGAGAGCCTGATCCGCCCGCCCGCCAAGTCCTTGGCCCGCGCCATCCTCGAAGTCGAAACCTACTTCACCAGCCGCGAGGGGTAGGTTGATCGCCGTTCGGATTCCGCCACGCACCCGTAGGGTCTTCCGCCTGATCGCCCAGCTTCCCGAGCGGGCGGCCAAGATGCGGGCCGCCTTTACCTTTTTCGTCGCTGATCGTGTCTCGAAGCTCCTTCAGGAGAAGATCCCAACCGCCGGAGAGTGGCGGGCTTACCGCTCATCGCTTCGAGTGGCGAAGGTCTCCGGGCTCTCCTCCAAGGAGAGCGCGTTCGCGCTCTCTGCCGACCAGACCGCGCGCCGGGTGCGCCAGGTTGACGTACCCCAGACCCTTTTGTATATTCGATCCCGCCGTCGCCTCCGTCGGCCCGATCCGAAGATCGTGGTGCTGGAGAAGTACGGCCCGTGGACGATGGACATCCTCCCTTTCATGCCGAAGTCTACCGAGGCGCACATCGTCGCCCGTCGGGTGACGGAGCGTGAGGCGGAGAAGGTCCGAAAGTTCCGACAGGCGGACCGGGTGAAGTGGCGGAGAGCCCTGGCCGAGGTCGGTGTCCGTCCTTCCGAGCATGCACAACCGAAGGTGGCTCCAGACGCCAAGGCGGTTCCCGACCTGGCTCTTTCGGCGCTTCGCCTGGAGTTCGGCCTCGGAGGGACCAAGGCCCAGGCCCATTGGCGTCCGGCGATCCGGGATCTTCGGTCCAAGGCCGGACTTCGAGCTTTGATCCAGGACCAAAAGGGGCTACTCTGGTCCCTGACCAAGCCAGAGTTTCGGAAGTGGCGCAGGTGGCCGCCGCGCACGTCACGGCGGATCAAGTCGAGCGAAGCCAGCACGTTCTTGGCTTTCCAGTCCAAGCTGGGGGCCTGAAGGAGACCGAGATGAACAACCAGATCAACGAACTGCTCACGAAGATCCGCCGGGGTCTGGAGGAGGGTGGAGCGCGGGGACCGTACACCTCCGACGACGCGAGCACGATGGATGACGAGGCGGCGGCGGGCGATCTTGGCGCGGAGAACTCCGAGGTGGACGCGCTCGACGCCTTCCTGACCGACCTGGCCGACCAGATCGTCGCCAACGTCGATTACATGGACTACGAGGAGGCCCTCGACATCGTGTTCGACTGTGCCGACTCCCTCGCCGAGACCGGCGACCTGCCGGAGATGCCCGACGACGATGCTTCCGCTGACGAGCTTTCGCTCTGGCTCGGGAAGGCCAGGTCGGTCGGCTTCGGCGCGCTGTGCATGAAGATGGCGCGGGAGTAGTTCGCGGTCCGGTAGATGGCGGATGCGGCGACGCTGGCCCGGGAACAACGTGCGACGGGTCGAGCACCGAACGGCACGGTGGGTCTACGGGCCTTCGACGAAGGGTTGCTCCTTTCTCTGGGAGGAAAGGTCAGCGACAGCAACTACTTCGTCCAGGTCCCGGGGGTCCAGCCCCCTCCGGGGTTTCCTGGCGTTCCGCTCTCGTTCACCTTCCCCGAGGACGTGTTCGAGAAGTACCGGCTGCCCTTCATCCTCATCAACCGTGACGACCTCTCTCCGGCGCTTCAGCGGTGGCATCCCGGAGCGATCCAGTACCGTGCCCCGGCTCCAGGGGCGCTGCCGATTCACATCACCGACTCCGTGGGGACGTTCGACGGCTTCTCGAAATACGAACAGCGTCCCCAAGCGTTCCCTTTCGACATCACCTACTCGATCAGCCTCTACGCCCGCTACCGCTCGGACGCGAACGCGCTGCTCGACCACGCGATGCGGAAGTTCCCTCCCTACGGGGCGCTGTACCTGTTCGACGACCAGCAGGATCCCCGATCCTACGATGCCTTTGCGGAGGGCGTCGCGGTACTGGACGACGTGCTGGACGTGACGCAACGCCTGGTGGGCTTCATCTTGACGGTTCGGGTTGAATCCGAACTCGATTTGAGCGATCCTCTGGTCAGCACAGCGGTTCGGAAGCTCCCGATGCTGCGCGAATTGGAAATCTGATGCCCAACTACTACAACCGGACGCAAGGTCCGATCTCCGTCGCCCTCGCTGACGGTACGCCTCTGGCGATCCCTCCCAAGGGCTTGGCAGAGATCGCCCGCGATGACGAGGGGGCCGCCAGCCTCCAGGCGGCGATCTCGCGGGGAGATCTCACTCGGCTTCCCGATCTGGATCTGCCTCCATCACCACTTCCGGCTTCACCGAGGGTCGAGATGGTGAACCCGCGTCCGGTTCCGGTCATTGAGGTGCCTCCCGTCGAGGCCCATGCGATCTCCGAGACCGAGAAGAACCCCAAGAAGAAGGGATGACCGATGGCCGAGCTACTGAGCGCCGGAGTCTATATCGAGGAAGTGCCCGATCAGGTCCAGGTCGTTCAGGCGGTCTCGACCTCGACGCTGGGCGCGGTGGGATTCACGCCCCGAGGACCCTCGGACAAGGCGACGTTCGTCGGCTCGTTCGAGGATTTCGTGAAGAATTTCGGTGACATTTCGCCCAAATCCTTCCTCGGCCTCAACGTGGCCGCGTTCTTCGCCAACGGGGGCAGGCGCGCTTACATCGCGCGCGTCATGCCGTCCGACGCGGTGCTGGCGACGGGGCAGATCCGTAGCCTGACCACCGGGCAGGATCTCGGCGAGACCCCCGATGGTGCGGTCGTCACGTTCTCGAAGTCGAACGCGGCCTCGGTCCTGAAGGACAACACCGGAGCCTCGCCGATCATCGGGAAGTCCGCCACGCTGAAGTGGCGGCCCGCCGCAGCGGCTTCGGTCACCGTCAACACCAAGAAGCGTGACGGTGCGACCAACCTGACCGGGGACGGAGCCCTCACGAAGTTCGAGGGACGCCTCGATCCGGCGGACCTGGGCGCGGGCTTGTTCACCAACAACCTCCCGAACGATCCGCTGCTCCACGTCGTCGTGTCGGCGGTGGACGTGGTGCTGACCTGGGCGGTGGGGGCGCAGAACAAGACCCTCACCTTCCTGGGCGCGACGGCGGGTGACGTGGTGTCGGCATCGAACGCCGACGGATCGGGGATCTTCGACCGTCGGAGCGGCTTCTTCTCGCTCTCCACCGCTGCCGCCGTGGACAACGCGGCGGTCGTCAAGGGTTCGTACACCAAGGTCGGTACGACCCTCACCCTCACGGACGACGGGGCGGGGAACCTGACCGGCGCGGGCACCATCGACGGGGCCTACGCGAACACGGTCAACGGGATCGGCCCGAACCAGATCAGCTACTTAGGCGGTGGCTACAACTTCAAGGTTCTGGCGAACAAGCAGCCTCACAACGGGGCGAAGGTGTACGCGACCTACACGATCGCCGCCTGGACCATGGTCCCGGTGTCGAAGGGTAAGTGGGCGAACAGCCTGCGCGTGAACGTCCATGGTGCGTCCGACTTCTACAGCACGTCGTCGGCTTCCTACTCGAAGCACAACGTCGTGGTGCAGATGAAGAACGCCGCCACGGGCGTCTACGAGACCTTCGAGCACTTCGACGAGGTGGTGTTCGACGATCCGACCTCGGGGGTGTTCGCGCCTGACGTGGTGAACGACCTCTCGGATTTCCTCGACATCACCACGCCCGGCGGCAACGAGGCTCCCGGGGAGCTTTCCGGCATCGCGCGCGCGGTGGTGGTCGCGGGCGGGGACGAGAGCGCCGGAGGGCAGACCATCACGGTCACGCTGCCCAGCGTCCCCATCGCCGCACGCTCCCTGACCATCTCATTCACCGACAACACGGGAGCGGCGAAGACCATCACCGACGATGGCTTGGGCAAGCTCGTCGGGGCCATCGACGCGACCGGAGCCAACACCATCAATTACGCGACGGGCGCGCTCGCCGTGAAGCTGGTGAACCCGGCGAAGGTCGGCACGCTCGTCATCGCGACCTTCCGTACCGCGCCCGCCGAGAACAACCACGTCGAGGACTTCGGTGACATCGCGAAGGACTACGTGGCGGGGACGGACGGCACTTTCACCGCCAACACCTACGGGCGCTCGCAGTTCACCGACTCGGCGCTCCTCAAGGCGTCGAAGAAGGGTCTGTACGCGCTGGACACGGTGGACGATATCCTCCAGGTGATCGTGCCCGACTTCGCCGGGGACGTGACCGTCACCGGGGACATCCTTGACTACGTGGACGGGCGGGCTCTCCTCCCGGCGGGCGCAGATCGGTTCGCCATCCTCACCGTCCCGAAGGGCTCCTCGGCGCAGGGCGCGGCGGACTGGTTCCGCTTCACCCTGAAGCGGTACTCGAAGTTCGCGGCCCTCTACTGGCCGTGGGTCAAGGTGGCGAACCCGAACGCAAACAACCGCTCGCTCGTCCTTCCGCCGCTCGGTCACCTCGCGGGCATCTATGCGCGTACCGACGCGACGCGCAACGTAGGGAAGGCCCCGGGCGGGCTCACCGACGGTGCGCTGAAGTTCCTGCTCGATCTGGAAGTCACCCCGACGCTGGCGGACCGCGATCTGGTCTACCAGAACAAGGTCAACCCTCTGGTCTCCTCGGTTCGCACCGGAACGGCGGTGTGGGGCGTCCGCACCATCGCCATCGAGTCGGCATGGCGCTACATCAACGTCCGTCGCCTGTTCATGTTCCTGGAGCAGTCGGTGTTCAACTCGACGCACTGGATCGTGTTCGAGAACAACGGTCCGGCGCTCTGGGACCGTATCAATACCCAGCTTTCCGGCTTCCTCGGTGGCCTGTTCGTTGAGGGCTACTTCGCCGGGAACTCCCCCGCCGAAGCCTTCTTCGTGAAGGTGGACGAGACCAACAACACCCAGATCACCATCGACCAGGGCCAGGTGATCATCGACATCGGCGTGGCCCCGCAGAAGCCCGCCGAGTTTATCCGGTTCAGGTTCCAGCAGAAGTCGCTGACCTAGCGCCCGGACCTGCGGTCGTGGTAGGATCGGAACGCTGAAGCTGAAGAAGACCAGGGAGAGATGAAATGGCGAACCTGACGATCACCAACCCCGGAGCAGCGGACATCTTCGTCGGTGACCTCTACGCGACGGTCCCCGCCGGAAAGAGCATCACGGTCGCCCGCGCCGCGAGCGACCTCCCCCGCATGGCGGGGCTCCAGAAGCTCCTCGCCGACGGGTCCGTCACCATGACGACGGCGCTCACCGCCGACGAGTCGGCTTCGGGTCTCGGTTCCTCGTCGGACGTGGTGGAGGCAGTAGACCACGCTCCGGTCGCGGCCGAGGGTCTGGGCGGGCTGCTCGTGCTCCGCAAGGCGCTGGCGGCGGGCGGCGGTGGGGCGGCCGACGACGTGACGGTCTACGCCGTCAACACCCTGCCCTTCAAGTTCCGCATCGTGGACGCATGGGGCTACATCTCGGCGGGCGAGGCAAACGGGCGCAAGATCGGCCTCTACACCCAGGCGGGAGGAGCGGGCACGCTCCTCGCTGAGGTGAACGCCGAGGCGACCGGCAAGCGCGAGCAGACGGCCCAGGTCACGGCGACCGCCGCCGTCACCCCGGCGGCGAACCTCGGTCTGTTCGCGCGACGCTCGAACAGCGCGACGGCGGGCGAGATCTTCGTGGTGCTTCGCCGCGAGTCGTAAGATCTTCTGTAGCAACCCTGTCCTGATCGCAGGAGCGAGCAATGGCACGCGCAGAGAGCACCGACTTCCTCCACTCGATGAAGTTCGCCGTCACCGCGACGAAGCTGGACGGCACCTCTCCCCTGGTGGGCCTGGAAGGAAGGTCCGTTACCGACCAGGGCGGCTTCTCGGCATGCACGACGCCGGAAATGACGGTGGAGGCGGTCGAGTACAAGGAGGGGACGATGATCTACACCCGGAAGTACCCGGGGAACCCCTCCATGTCCGACCTCACCCTCTCCCGAGGCGTGGCGCTAAAGGATTCGGTTTTCTGGAACTGGACCAAGCAGGTCGTCGAGGGTGTGGGTGACTATCGGGTCACCTTGGATATCCGGCACCAGCACCGAGCCGAGGCCCTATCTGGGCGCACGGTCAAGGCGGCGCGCCTCTACAAGGTCGAGGAGGCGTTCCCTATGCGCTGCAAGGTGGCCGCCGACCTCGACGCCACGGCGTCGGAGGTGTCGATTGCCGAACTCGACATCTCCTACGAGCGTTTCGATGTGCTGATATCGAACGCTCCGTGAACACTTCGCAGATGAAGTCTTGAAACGCATAGTTCTCGCCTGACCTGGAAGAAGGCCGATGCGCGCGGCCATTACCGATCCCCTTCAGTCCGCCCACTTCTGGCTCATGGACGTGGCTCCGGTCACGGTTGGGGCGGTTCCTGTCTTCAGCCCGCTCATGGGCTTCTCCTCCGCGACCTCGCCGGAGATCGAGGTCGAGGTCCAGGAGATCAACGAAGGGAACGCGATCTTCAACAAGCGCACGGTGGCGAAAAACGCTAGTGTTTCCAACATCTCCCTCCAGCGGGCCGCCACCTTTCACGACGACGAGTTCTACCGCTGGGTGGTGGCCGCCGTCGGTGGGACATCCTTCTTGCCCGGAAAGCTCGGGTTTGGGGCAGGGTCGCCGCGCCGGAATCTGCTGCTCGTTCATTTTTTTCCGCGCCCTCCTCTTGGCGCGGGAAGCGCAATGGTTTCGCTGTCTCCGGCTCCTTTCGATCTGGTGGCGCGCATCCCGGCCCGAGTTTTTCTCTTGCAGGGGTGCCTTCCGATCCGCTACAAGGCTGGTTCGGATTTCGATGCCACCTCGGCTGAGATCTCAATCATGGAGCTAGACATCGCGGTCGAAGGGGTGCAACAGATCAACCTGACGGGCTAGCCCGGCCCGTTCATGGAACCTGCGATCATGTGGTCGCGGCGTGGGGTGTGTGATGCTACACGGTCGGAATTTCCCGGAGTCATCCCCCCTCGATCCCTCTACCCCTCGCCTCGCCGCCCCCTCCCTGACCAGCCTCGGCCGCCTCATCTTCCTCGACCGCTACGCGATGAAGGACCAGGATCGCAGTCACCTTCGGGTGGGGCAGGAAGTGGTGGTGTGCCCGGACATCGAGCGGGGTCAGCGCGAGGTGGCGATGCTGCGCCAAGTAGACTATCAGGCGCGCGTCGCGGTGGTCGCCATGGACGACCTCTCCTTGGTTCAGGCCCCCTTCGATCAGATCGACTGCCCCGTCGAGGACTTCGATGGTGCCCTCCGCCGGATGGCGCGGGCGGTGGCTCAGGCCGAGAAGCCAGACCTTCGGGAGAAGTGGGAACGGGAGTTCCTTGCGCTCCTCCGCACGCTCGGCTTTGTTCCCGCCGGGCGCGTGTGGGCGGGCGCGGGCGTGGAAGAGAAGCTGACCGCGTTCAACTGCAACGTGATCCCTGCCCCCAAGGATTCTCGGTCGGGGATCGTCTGCACCCTCGATCGGATGACCGAACTGATGTCGCGCGGTGGCGGAGTGGGCATCCCCCTGATGTCGCTGCGCCCTCGTTACAACATCGTGCGTGGGGTCAACGGGAGGTCGTCAGGGTCGGTGTCGTGGGGGGAACTCTATAGCTTTACGACGGGGAAGATCGAGCAAGGCGGCTCCCGAAGGGGAGCCTTGATGCTGATCCAGTACGCCTGGCACCCCGACGTGATCGAGTTCATCCACGCCAAGCGAGACCCGACCAGGATCAAGAACGCCAACGTGTCGGTGGGCATCACCGACGCTTTCATGGATGCGGTGGCGCGCGACATTGATTGGGATCTGGTCTTCCCGGACACCTCCCACCCCAGCTACGACTCGGAGTGGGATGGTGACCTTGGGGCGTGGAAGGAGAAGGGTCGTCCGGTGGTGGTCCACAAGACCGTGCGCGCCCGGTTCCTCTGGAACCAGATCGTCGAGAGCGCCCACGCCGCCGCCGAGCCAGGGCTGTTCTTCGTTGATCGGGTGAACAAGGAGTCGAACTCCTGGTACTACGCCAGAGGGCGTATTTATTCGACAAACCCGTGTGGTGAACAACCGCTTCCTCCGTGGGCCGTGTGCAACCTCGGCCACCTCAACCTCCCTCGCTTCCTGGACGGGGACGGAATGGAGGCGCAACCCGCTTTGCTCAACAAAGCAAGGCTGCGTCAGGCGGTGCGATCCTCTGTTCGCTTCCTAGACGACGTGCTGGATGTGGCGTTCACTCCGTACCCTGAGATGGACGACCAGCGATTCAAGGAGCGGCGGATTGGCCTCGGGACGATGGGCCTCGCCGAGATGCTCACTCGCGTCCACATACGCTACGGCAACAACCCGGAGTGCCTGCGTTTCCTTGACGATCTCTACGGAACGATCTGCGAGGAGGCGTACCTCGCGTCCGCAGAACTCGCCGTCGAGAAGGGCTCCTTTCCCTGGTTCGACGCTGACAAGCTCCTCCAGAGCGGCTTCGCCCAGAAGCTCCCCGAACACGTTCGCCAGGCCATCCGCTCGAAGGGCCTCCGCAACGTCACCCTCATCACGCAGGCACCTACCGGGACCGTCGGAACTTTGATGGGCACCTCCACCGGCATCGAGCCGTGGGTGTGGTGGGAGTGGGATCGGAAGGGTCGCCTCGGAACCCATCGGGAGCGCGCGAGCGTGTACGAGGAGTACCTGGAGCGCCACCCGGCCTTGGCTGCGATCCGCGCCGACCTGTCCCCCGAGCAGCGCGCCAAGTCCGCTTCCGGCCTCCCTCCGTGGTTCGTTACCACCGCCGACCTCTCGCCCGGAGATCATGCCTATACCCAGGCCGCGATCCAGCGGTGGACGGACAGCAGTATCAGCAAGACCTCCAACCTCCCCGCCGACTACACCCCCGCCGAGGTCGGCGACTTCTACCGCCTCCTCTACGACCTCGGCTGCAAGGGAGGCACCGTCTACCGCGACCAGAGCCGCGCCGAACAGGTGCTCAACCTCCCCCTCTCCGCCCCCGAGCCCGCGAAGCCCCACCCGATCCTCCGGCCCGTCCCCGCCGACCCCTACGATGGCAAGGCCCAGTCGGTCGATACCCCCCTCGGGAAGGCTAGCGTCAAGCTGTTCCTCCACCCCGAGGACGGGGAACCGTTCGAGGTGTGGGTGGACGTGAGCCGGTCGGGTTCCTCGGTGGCCGCCGACAAGGAGGCGCTGGCCCGGCTCTCCTCCCTGGTCCTCCGCCTCGACTCCCCCGTGCCCGCCCGCGAACGGGTCAGCCTTCTCATCGACCAACTGGCTGGCATCAAGGGGGACGACTCCGCCGGGTTCGGCCCCGAGCGCGTCCTCTCCCTGCCGGATGGGGTCGCCAAGGCGCTCCGAAAGCTCCTGGCAGCCCTTCCCTCTCCCCAGGAAGTCCGTGCCCCCGTAGAGCCGTCCCCGCCCGCCCAGGCGCATCCTGGGACGAATGGGACACAGGCCCGCCAGTGGGCCGACCTGTGCCCGAGTTGTCACGGGGCCACCCTGCTCCGGGTGGAGGGGTGCGAGAAGTGCCCTTGTGGGTACTCCCGCTGTTGATCTCCTCGTGGTAGGCTCTCTCCATGTGGCAGCCCCTCGACGTGCAAGCCCTCCTCTATCGGCGTGACCAGCTTCGGGAGGCGACCTTCGCCGCCAATGTTGGTTCCTATGAGGTTCCCCTCGGAGCCGTCCTGCGACCCCCACCGTACCCATTTCCGGTGGGAGCCCAGGACGGCTACGAGATCCCCCAGGAGTACGTGAACTGCCTGATACCGTACTCGACGCGCTGATCTCCTCTTGACCTTACTTACAATCTGAGGTAACGATCCTCCATGCCCGAGGATCGCTCCGAGTCTCCGAAGGTCGAGGAGGTCGCGGCTCCCATCGATCCTGTCGTCGAGTGGGAGCGCAAGGTCCGTGAACGCTTCCGGTTCCGCTGTGGGAACTGCGGCGGGAGCGACCGCCTGAAGGTGCGTATGGCGGTGCCAGAGGAGGCAGGGGGAAAGCTGGTCTCCTCGAACGGACTCCTGCTCTGCCGCCCGTGCGAGATGGCCGCCGAGACCCGTGGCCGCTCGGACGAAGATCGACGGCCCATCAACTTCTGGGTCAGCCGGAGCCTCTACGACCGCCTTCAGAATGGGCTCCGCACTCGGGCGAAATTCCCCTCCATCGGGGCGCTGATCCGCTACCTGATGGGCAAGTACGTCGAGGACGAGAGCCGCTTCGACGACCTCCCCCAGTACATCGAGGAAGGCTCGGACGTGAAGGTGAACTGCTGGGTGGATCGAGGAACCTACGCCTCCTTCAAGGAACGCCTGGATGCCCGAGGCATGACCGTGACCGATGCGGTCAAGGCTCTGATCGTGTGCTTCGAGACCCTTTCCGAACAGCGCGAGGAGGCCGCCGGATGAGCACCACCGAACAGATGATCGTCGAGAACCAACTGCGGGAGCCGAAGTCCTCGAAGGGGGTCTACGACCTTCCCTGTGGCTTCATTGACGAGGACGGGGTGCTCCACGGGGAGGTGGTGGTGCGGGAGATCACGGGCGCGGAGGAGGACATCCTCGCCGCTCCCAAGATGCCTGCGGTGAAGAAGATGAACGAACTCTTCGCCCGCTGCGTCGAGCGCCTGGGGACGATCTCCGACAAGGAGAAGATCGCTGCCGCCGTCCCGAGGCTCCTGGTCGGCGACCGCGTGTTCCTGATGTTCGCGCTCCGCCGCGCCTCCCTCGGCGACGACTACCCCTTCAAGGAGAAGTGCCCGGAGTGTGAGGTGGAGGGGCTGTTCAACGTCGATCTCTCCACCATGGCCGTTCGCCCGATGTCCGACTGCAAGAAGCGGATCCATGACCTCAAGCTCCCCTCGGGGAAGGCCGTTCGTTGGCACGCCCTCGACGGGGCGGGAGAGGCCAAGCTCCAGAACATCGCCCAGCGCGCCGACGCCCTCTCCCTCTCCGTGCTGGCTCGCCTCGACCTCCTCGACGGCAAGCCCCCCACCATGGAAGCCGTCAAGATCCTCTCCCTCAACGACCGGAACGCCCTTCGGGACGATTTCGAGGACAAGGAGGGCGGGGTGGACACGGAGACCGAGATGGCTTGCTCCTCCTGCGGGGCGGTCTTCATGCGGGACATCGACGTGGGGCAGAAGGGTTTTTTCTTCCCCTCGCGGACGCCGAAGAACTCGAAGAAGAGGTCTTCTTTCTGATGGAGACCCTCGGGCTCGCCTACGCCGACATCATGGCGATGCCCGCGACGCGCCGCGTCCGCCTGATCCACAAGAAGCACGAACTCGAACAGCGCCGCGCCCAGAAGCAGCGGGAGGATCTAGCCAGAGCGCGAGCGCGCAGGTAGGATCTCAGCGTGCGTGCAGAGATTCGACGGCTTTGGGCGCTGGTCGAGCGGAAATATCCGCCCGGAACGGTGCGTTCCTGGGCGATGGGGGATTTCGAGAAGCAGAAGGACGGCTCGTGGGTTCCGGTAGCGGCTCGGAAGACTACCGTTTCTTCCACGCCCCCGTCGAAACCCCCGCTGAAGAAGCGGCCAAGCGCACCACCCCCCAGTAACCCTGGCGAGACCCTTGTCCGGTCGATCAAGCGCCCTCCAGGCTGGAGGGCCTCCACGGACGAGCCCAACTTCAACCAGGAAACATGGCCTTCTTCCCACACCGCTGTCTCTCCGAAAGGCAGCTTGTATGTGGGAACGATCCACGCTGATCTCTCCCAGGACTCCCCGGAGATGGACTATGTGAAAGATGTTCTCGCTCCCCAAGCAGTCAAGGTGGCGCGCAAAGCGGTGCGCCAAGGGAAGAAGGTGGTGTTCTTTTCGGAGGGTCGGAAGACCGATCCTGGGGCCGCCTGGATGTTTAGCGAGCAGGACGTTATTGGCCGGGCGCTGCACGACGCCTTCGGCGCACGAGTTGAACTCGACACCTGGGACGACTTCGCAACGGACGTGCTTGCACGCACGTCACCGATCTGGGAACGGTTGGCCCAGGTTGCCGGGGGGCGTGGCGAGGCCGAAGCCGCGATGACCGCCTTCATGGTCGGTCAGGGGGTGGCTCCAGACGACGAGGAACATGCGGGGATCATCACGCCCCAAGCTCGGAAGATCCTCAAGAAGAAGTACGGATTGGATCTGGACCAGATCGGGAAGCAGGAGCCGGACAAGGACGGGAACGATCCTATCGTTGCCCAACTCTATCGGATGAGCTTTCCTGGCGACTTCGGCGACCCTCACAACAGCATCTCCGCTGTGGGAGAGGTCTACAACGCGGCGCGGCAAGATCGCTTGCTTGCCAGGGTGAAAGAGGTGGAAGATGCGGGAGGTGTGGCGATCGTTTCCGCAGGCGCTTCCCATATCTACAGCCTGAAGCCTGCTGTGGAGAGGGGTTAGCTAGCGATGTTCTTCTGGGCGCTCTGCGCGACCATGTGGTCGCTTCCCGGAAGGGGGTGGTCCCTATCGGGCTGAACTTTGTCGGCCTGGGTTAGCTTTACCTTCGGTGCCAAGGACGCGGGGCTTAACAAGCGTCTAAAGCACTATGGAGTGGGGTTTGGTAAGATCCACGCCGCCCTGGACGATATGGGTGCGTCCGGCAAGAAGGGGGCGAGCGGGGTCAAGGACTTCACCTCGGCGCTTGACACCAAGCAGACGGAAGGGCTGAACGCTTCCCTGGAGAAGCTCCACGCCCTGCTCGAAGAACAGCTTCCCAACTCCTCCGCCAAGACCGGGAAGGCGATCAGGCAGCAAAGCTCCGTCTTTAACACCTACACGCGGGACGCGGGGCGGGGCCTGAAGCTGATCGAGGGAGCGGTGAGCCGCCTGGGCAAGATCTTGTCCCAGGTGAAGCTCTCGAACTTCCTCTCCGTCTTTTCCCTCTCCCGGCTAGGGGACATCGCGCGCGGCGTCGAGAACCTCGCCACCGGGGGGCGGAACCTCACCACCGGCTACGAGGCCCAGCTTGTCCAGATGGACAAGTCCGCACGAGCGACCGCTGTCCAGTTCGGGATGACCGGGAAGGCGGTAGGGAAGTTTTCTGCCCAGGCCAGTTCGATGGCGATCGGTCTCAACATCGACGTGGGCAAGGCGTCGAGCGCGATCTACGTCTTCAACTCCAACATGGACGAACTGAAGGCGTTGGGCTTCAAGTCGGCCCAGTCCTTCGCCAAGTTCGGGGAGGTGTTGGGGGTAGATACCAACCAGTTTGGGTTCTTCGCCGCCGAGGTGAAGTCGGTTCTTGGGGACGACGCCTACGCGAAGAACGCGAAGAACCTTTTCGGGGCCTTTGGTCGGTTCGGACAGCAGTCGGGCGACGTGAAGGGGGCCTTCGACATGATGAAGGACGTGGTGCCGCAGTTGAAGGAGGCGGCGACTTCTTCCGGGCAGATCATGGACGGCGAAACGCTAGCCCGCTACGGCAAGGGCGTGGCGGTTGCCGCCGCAGGCTTCTTCGCGGTCTCCCACAACGCGGCGGAAGCCAAGTCGTTGGCCCTGAGCATGTCCAGCAACATGGTCAAGGCGCGGCAGAACATCGCCAACATGTTCGCGGGTACCGAGGGGGACCTGAGCGCGATGGCGACCGAGCTTGGTGTGGCGACAGGCGACATCAACGCCTCGTTCAATCTTATCAAGAGCAACCCCGACGAGTTCGCCAAGGGGCTGTTCCAGATGGTTCAGGCTGCCAAGAAAAATGGGGTTCCGCTGGAGCAGCAGATGTCCTTCCTGGGAGCGCGGCTGGGGGCTGCGTTCGGCCCCGAGCAGGCTGCCCAGCTAATGCAGTTCTTCGAGAAGGGTGGGGAGAAGGCCCTCGACGCGATGGCGGACGCGCAGAGCGCGACGACCAGCCTCGCCAAGATGGGGGAGGAGGGCTACCGTACCGGCCGCACGCTGGCTGAGAGCTTCGAGCTTGCGGAGAATCGGTTCATCAAGACCTTCCGCGACGTGGGGCGAGCCGAGGCCCGGAAGTTCGTCAGTGAAACGGGGAAGGAGTTCGACAAGTTCGGGAAGAAGGCGAAGGAGATCGCCAGCGACGGCGGCCCGCTGGGTGCGATCGTCAAGAAGTTCTCGGAGATGCACCAGGTCGGTGCCCTGGCCCTTCTTCCCCAGAGCCTTCGTCCCATCGCTGCCGTGTTCGGGACCATGCTCAAGGAGGGGGCTCCCCTGATCGGGATGCTCGGTTCGCTCGGCTTCCGCCTCTCCATGCTCGGTCCCCTCCTCCCCATCGCCGCCTTCGGGGCCTTCGTGTGGGCGATGAAGTCGGCGGAGAACCAGGCGGTCGCCACGGCCGAGGAAGCGGCCAATAGCGGGAAGTCGATGCGGGGGCTATCGCAGGGGGTCCGCGATCTCGAAAAGCAGCAGCAGAAGCTCGTGTACGGGACCGAGGCGTGGAACAACGTGCAGCGTCAGATCGACCAGAAGAACTACCTCCTCAAGATGGCGAAGGCGATGAAGGCGGCGGCGGGGGACGAGAAGAAGCTCGCCGCTCTACGGACTCAGGTCGCGGAGCACGAGCGGCAGCGTTCCATCGAGCAGGTGAAGCGCATCGCCAAGAGCGTGACCCAGAAGGTCGGAGCTTTCATGCAGGCCCTCCCCTCCATCGTTCGGGAGGGCGCGAAGATGTTCGTCGAGGTGTGGAAGGAGATCAAGGACCCGCTCCTCGACGCCCTGAAGGCCGCCTGGTCGTGGGTGAAGACGAAGGCCTGGCCCGCCATCAAGGACTTCCTGAAGGGCATGTGGGATGGCCTGATCCACGGAACCAAGGCAACCGGCACGAGCGCCTCCACCCAGCTTGGAGCCCGCATCGGCCAGGTTGTTCGGAACGCCCTCGTCTTCGCCTGGCGCTGGGCCAAGGACACCGCCTGGCCCGCCATCGTGGATTTCGTCAAGGGTGTCTGGGACGGGCTGTTCCGCCAGGCGAAGGCAGACGAGCCGAGCGCGTCGGCCCGCCTCGGAGCGAGCCTTGGTTCCGCCATCCGAGGGGCGTTCGACTACGCGGTGAAGTGGGTCAGGGACTACCTGAAGGGTTGGTGGGCGACGGTGACGGCGATCTGGACCGACTCGTCCAAGTCGTTTACCGAGAAGATCAAGGAGACCTTCAAGGCATCCGGCGGCGTCTTCGTCCTCCTTGCCGGGAGCCTCTTCCTGGTCATCCCTCTCCTCGGACGGCTCCTTACGCTGGGCGGTCTGCTCTCCGGCTCCTTTGGCCTCGTGCCCAATGTGTTCTGGCAACTGGGAAGCAGCTTGATGTTTGTTCTCAGACCCCTCGGTTCCCTGTTCAAGGGGTTCGGTCAACTGGCGGGACGTATCGGCGGGTTGGTCTTTGGCACGATCCCCAAGATCGGGTCGGTCTTCGCTTCCGTGTTCGCTGGGGTGGGTGTGCGGCTCCTGGCCTTCGGCAAGGGCATCCTCGCGTTCTTCGGGAGCATCTTGGCCCCGCTGGGTTCCTTGTTGATGAAAGGGTTGTCTCCCCTGATCCAGATCGGTCAGTTCGTCTGGGCGGTGATCTCTGGGTTGTTTGGCAACCTGCTCGCTTTCCTGGGTCCGGTCGGGAAGGTGTTCGTCGGCCTTTCCGCCGGAGCGTGGGCCGCGATCGGGGCGGTGGTGGCTCTGGGAGTGGCCTTCACCCTCTGGCCCGAGAAGACGCAGGCAGCGGTTGATTGGGTGACGCAGAAGATCAGGGAGTGGTTGCCCAAGCTGGTTCCGATCGTGATGAACGCTCTCGCGTTCGTGGCGGGGATGATCTGGAAGGTGGTGTCCTACGTTTGGTCCAACATGCCGCAACTTCTCACCGGCTTGGTTAAGGCTCTTTCCGCTATCGTGGACATAGCTATAGCCGCTCTTTTGGGATTGTTCGACGGGCTCCAGAACTGGCTCATGGAGAAGTTCCCAGAGTCGGCAGGAACGATCAAGAACGTATTCGACTTCCTGAAGTCTGCCGTCGAGGTGGCAGGGAGCGCCATCAAGGTTGTTCTCAAGGTGATCGGGTGGTCTTTCGAGGTGTTGTGGTCGGTGGCGAAGGGCGTACTCAAGGGCTTGTGGTGGGCCTTCGAGACCTTCGTGCTCACTCCTCTGGGCTGGATATGGAAAGCGGTGAAGAAGGTGCTCTCCGCCTTCTCGGAATCCTCTAAGTATTCCGATGAACAGATTGCTCACGCCTACGAGGGCGGGGTGCATCAGATGGAAGCGATGCCCGAGAAGGCGGCGATGGCTGGTGCGGCTGCGGCTGAAGGAGCGACGCAAGCAGCCAAGGCGGTGACGGATGCGGCGGTGACGGCGAACGAGAACACCTTGAAGGCGGCTCAGAAGGGGGTGGAGGAGCAGTCGAAGAAGCTGACCGAGAATCTGGGGAAGGCCGCCGAGACTGCCGCCAGCACTACGAACGTCACGATGCTTAGGGAACTGGAAGCGGTGGCGAAGCGCGCGATGGAAATCTCCGAGACCGCGAAGACCGAGGCTTCCGTGAACGCCGCGAAGGGTATTCTGGCTGAGATCGAAAACGCCCAGAAGGCGGCGACGGCAGCGAAATCGAAGGAGGATGTGGCGAAGGCCCAGCAAGTCCTGGATGGTCTGAAGAAGCAGGCCGCCGACCTCGAACTCCGGGTGGGGAAGACCCAGGTGGGAGGCTTCGAGAGCACTCCGGCCAGCCTGGAAGCGTTTGCCGGACCAGCGGTGAAGAAGAAGCGCAAGGGAGGCTGGACGGAGGAGATGGGACAGCAGGTCGTGGACGGCTACCAGAAGGCGATGGGGACGATGACCGAGAACTCCAAGGTCTTCCTGACCGAGCAGATCAAGACCTTCGGGACCCTCACCGACACCATCGTCCAAAAGTTCCAGTCCGCGTGGGACCGGATCTTGGAAGCCTCCGGCCGGTTCGCCGAGCAGCTTTCCGAGCAGGTCAGCCAGGCCCTCCTCCGCATCGAGACCCTGGCCGCCACCGCCCAGGCCGTCCAGGTGCTCTCCGAGGCCCCGCGCGCGGCCCCTCCTCCGGCCCTCTCCAAGCCGATGACCAAGGAGGAGCGGGAGGACGCGCTCCTTCAAGCGACCCACTGGCCCCAGTGGTACGAGGAGTACCGGGTGCAGTTCGCCAAGCAGATGCTCGGGCTTCAGGGCGCGATCCAGAAGTCCGGCACCTCCCAAGAACCCGTTCGACGTGGGAAAGCCCTCCCCCCAGTACGCGGGAACCCAACGGAGTAGTCGATGCCGGTTCGCGTGCCGACGACCAGCCGCCTTCGCTTCCTCGACCTTGTGGTCGTGGACGGGGTGACGTTCTGGGATCTTCCCGAACTCCCAGACTTCCTTCCTCAGCCCGACGACCGGACGCATGTCGTCGAGGGGCACGATCGGCTCGACATCCTGGCCGACCGCTACTACGGGGACGTGACTCTCGGCTGGGTCATCGCGCATGCGAACGACATCGCGCTTCTTCCCATCGACCTTCAGGTGGGATCGACGCTGCGCATCCCGTCCCGGCGCTACGTGCTGGACCTCCTCCAGCGCGCGTAGCAGACGATGGCGACCGGCACCTCCCATAACGCGGCGTTCGACTTCTACAGCCCGTTCTTCGCGGCGGCGATCATCACCGACCCAGACAACCCGGCGAGTACGCGGTTCCCCTTGTGGACGAACCTCACCACCGATCATCAGGTGGTGCTGGCGGCCCAGAACCAACAACAGTGGAAGATCGACCACGATCACCTCCACTCGTTGTCCTTCCTCACCGAACTCTCGGTCGAGCTTCAACTAGCCTACTTGCCGATCATCACCGCCACCCTCGCTCCTCCCTATCGGGAGGCCATCGCCTTCCTCGACTCCCCCCTCATCGAGTGGGGGCGCTCGGTCTTGGAGGTGCAGTTCGGCTATACCGGGGGTGCTCCTGACGGTCCGATCCTCTCCCACCCGCTCTCCGGTGTTCTTCTCAAGCCGGAGGTGAACCTGGGGGATCAGCCGACCATCACCCTGCACGCGCAGGGAATCGGGGGCTTCAGCGCGACGCGGCAGGAGGGGAACCGGACCTTCTCGCGCCGGACGCGCCGCGAGATCATCGAGGAGCTTGCCAAAGGCCCTAACGCTACGATGAAGCGCAACCTGAAGATCGACTTCTCGGCGTTCGGCCAGCGCGCCCGCGACTTCGATGCGTTCGGGGGTCTGATTTTCGACGAGGATGGGCAGGATGCGGATGACGTGGCGGGGAGGTTGCTGCTGGACGAGAAGATTAGTTACGCCCAAGGCGGTCTTACCGACTGGATGGCGATCTGGATGCTGGTTCGCCAATCCCAGTGCTGGATGTCCCTGGTGGGCGACACGTTGCACATCTTCCCGCGCAACTCCGCTCTCAGCGCGGAGCCGAAGTACGCCCTCCGCTTGTTTGATTACCCCCGGGGGCAGCTAGGTCCTCGGGCGGGGTGCTTCCCGATCCTCTCGGTGTCCAGCCCCACCTCGGCCGTCTACCTCCCCGGGGCCTTGTGGGGCGTCACCGCTCGGGGGGTGTCCAGCAAGGAGCGGGAGCCGGTGGCCGTCACCACGACGGAGGAGAACGCGAAGCTGGCCCGCACCGGGAAGAAGGCCATCGGCCCGAAGGGGGACGCGGGGAACCCCGAACCGAACAAGGACACGGGGGACGGGTTGGCCCAGTTGACCGGGGTGGACCCCATGGGGCCGAAAGTGCTGGCCGAGCAGCAAGCCGCCTACGCGGAGTTTCATCAGGACGCGATGGGGGTGAAGTTGGAAGCAGAGACCATGCTCATCCCCGATCTCATCCCGGGCGAGGTGGTGAGTGTGTCTGGGGTCGGACAACGCTTGGAGGGGAACTACGCGATCTTAAAGGCTACCTACACCGTGCCCGCCTTCACGATGAAGCTCGAACTCATCTCCAACGTCGGGGAGATTGGGGTCATCGACTCCAAGCTCCGGGTGGCGCTGGGTCCGGTGAACGAGAAGAAGGTCGAGCAGAAGAATGAGGGCAAGAGCACGGTCGTGAAGAAACCGAAGAAGGGCGACTGATGGACGTTTCCGGCTTTGTCGAGAAGCTGCTCCTTGCGGGGTTGGAGCAGTTTCGGTTGTTCTACGGGCAGTACCGGGGGATCGTGACCCGCACCGACGACCCGGAGAAGCGGGGTCGCGTCCAGGCGCATGTTCCCTCGGTCGGGCAGAGCGCCGCTCCCGACGTGTGGATCGACCCCGCTTTCGTCGGGGCCGGAGCCGATCGGGGGTTGTTCTGGCCGCCCGAGGCGGGGGACGCGGTGTGGGTGTCGTTCGCGCGCGGCAAGCCTTCCGAGCCCAACCTCTACTGGGGAGGTTGGTTTGGCGCTCCGAAGGACAAGACCGACGTGCCCGCCGAGCTTGGATACGGTTCGGGAAAGGGCGGGAAGCCGCTCCGCCGGGGCTTCGTGACCCGAATGGGCCACGTCTTTTCCTTCAACGAGGAGAATGGCAAGGAGGAGGTGGTGCTCCTCTGGCACAAGCCGGATGGCGGGGACAATGCGTTCTCCGATGCCTCCGTGACGGCCGACCGCTCGAAGGGGAAGACCGCGACCCTACGCTTCACGCCGGAGGGGAGCGTCGAGGTGACGGACCAGGAGGGGCAGGCCATCGTTCTTGATGCCAAGAACAAGAAGGTGGTCATCACCGACGGGAACCAGAACGAGGTCACGCTCGACAAGAACGGGGCCAAGGTGAAGGCGAAGAAGGTCGTGATCGACTCGAAGCAGATCGAGTTGGGAGGTTCCTCCTACTCGGTGGTGCTCGGAGAGCTTCTCCAGCAGTACCTTGTCGGCCATACGCATCCGGCGTTCGGGGGGACCACGGGGCCGCCGGTTCAGCCCTTCCTCCCGAGCATCCTCTCGAAGATCGTGAAGCTCTCCTGATGGCTCTCGATCTGACCGTGCTGGAGAAAGGGGTGCTGCGGCTTCTTCAGAAGAAGCCCTCGACTCCGCTGGAGTGGGGGAGTCGGTTGGGAAAGCTCTACGAACAGTACGCGAAGGGTGGTCGGGCGGCCGGGGCTCCGCCGAGCTTCACCGGCAAGGAGAAGGACGTGATGGCGGGGGTGTTGGCGGCGGCCTTCGAGTCCAAGGTGCCGGTGCCGGGGCTGCCGTTCGGGCCTGCCTTGCTGGCCTTCTGGATGACCCCGCCGGTCTCCTTCGGGGTCGGGGTGACGCTGCTGGTTCCCGGAGCGGTCGCGGTGGTGGCGGTGGTCACCGCCATCCCGCCGGGCCTCCCCGACCATGTGTGCGCGCGACTTCTCGCCACCGCGCTCGACGTAGCGACCCGCACGGTCCTGGTTCAGGTGGGTCCCAACCTGGTTCTGTTGGTCTGATCTGTCGCCGATGGTGTAAGATCTCGACCGTGGCCGCGCTCTACAGAGGCATCGCCTTTCCCTTCCAACAGGGAGACACCTCCTTCCCGGAGGCGGCGACTGACAATGACTTGATCCGGCAGTCGCTCCTCCAGATCGTGCTCACCCAGAAGGGGGAGCGGGTGATGCGCCCTGACTTCGGGACGAACGTGTTCTCCTACGTCTTCGAGAACAACAACGATGTCCTCGAAGAGATGATCCGGGTGGACGTGTCCCAGGCCGTCGCCCGCTACGAGCCTCGGGTCCTTGTGCGTGCCATCGACGTGACGCGCGAGGATACCACGATCAACATCACCGTCCGGTACGTGATCGTGGCGACCCGGCAGGAGGACAGCGTACAGATCCCTGTCCCCGGAGGGACTACCTGATGCCGAACCCGCTCATCCCCGCGCTCAACCGTGCTCTCTATGTGGGGTACGACTTCGATACCTACGTGGACGATCTGCGAGCGCGCCTCCAGGTTACGTTCGCCGCCGAGTTCAACGACTTCGCTCTCTCGTCGCTGGGCATCCTGCTCCTCGACCTGATGGCCTACGGGCTGGACACCCTGAGCTTCTTCCTCGACCGTCGGACCTCGGACAACTACCTGGCGACGGCCCGGACCCGCAAGGCGGTGGCGCGCATCACTCGGCAACTCGGCTACAAGATGGGTCCGGCCGTCTCCTCCTCGGGAGACCTGAAGATCTCCCTAGCCTCCCCCCTTGGCTTCGACGTGTCGATGCCAAAGGGCTTTCGGTTCCAGGGACCGAACAACCTCCTGTTTGAGACCGCGAGGGCCGTCACCTTTCCCGCCAACAGCGTCGCCTTCAAGCTCGTGCCTTGCTACGAGGGGGAGACCTTGATCGAGGACTTCGTGTCCGATGGGACGGCCCATCAGGTGCTCGCGCTCCGCCGGGTTCCCGAAGGGAAGTTCGTGGTCCTTGGTTCGGTGAAGGTGACGGTGAACGGAGCCCCCTTCGTCGAGAACGATTTCCTCACGTTCGAGAAGACCGACCAGTTCGAGGTCGGCTACAACGACGATCCCCCCGCCGTGCGGTTCGGGGACGGGGTGGTGGGCAACATCCCCACGGCCCAAGCCAGCATCTCCATCGAGTACATCGCGTCCTCGGGAAAGATCGGACAGGTCACGAAGAACACCATCACGGCGGAGGTGATGCCGCTTGTGGTCAACTTTCAGGCTATCTCCCTGGTCATCACCAACCCCGATCCTGTAGTTGGAGGCGACGACCCGGAGACCATCGAACATGCCAAGGCGTTTGCAGGTAAGGTCTTCAAGAGCCAGAAGTCGGCAGTCACGCGCGAGGACTATGAGGCTTTGGCCGGGTCCTACGCCGATCCGTTGTTCGGTCGGGTGGCGGTGGCGAAGGCTCTGGCAACCCGCTCCGCCAGCACAGACATCACCCTCCAGAACGCGGTGAGCGGGGTGAAGGTCGAGGTGGCGAAGCCGGTTCCGGCGGTGAACACCGGAGCGACGAACGCGACCGGGTACATCACCGGAGCCCAGGCCGACCTTACCGATCTCGGGACGGCGCTCACGAACGCGGCGGTGAAGGTCACCTCGGCGGACGGACATCTCGACACCGCCCGGATCTCGGCTCGCACCGTCAAGAACAAGGCGGAGGAGATCGTGGCCGCTGCCCAGGTGGTGCAGGACAAGGTGATCGATGGCAAGGCCACCATCGACGCGGTGAGCACTGGCAACCCCAGCCAACTTACCGCCCAGGACAAGGACAACCTGAAGAAGTTTTTCGACCTCATTGCCACCCAGGCGACCTCCCTCTCTGCCTCGGCTTCTGCCGTCGGGACCAGTTCGGGAACCGAGGCGGCCGAAGTGGGAGCGGCCAAGGACGACTTGGCCGATGTGGGCCTCGATCTCGTGACCAGCGGAACCTTGCTCTACGCCGCCGAGCAGGAACGCACGGACGCTGACGCGAAGCTCGGACTGATCCGGACCGAGGTGACCGCCATGAAGACGGCGGTGGTGAACGTCGAGGCGGCGGTGGCGACCTGGCTCGACGCCCTCTCCGACCATGTGGACAATATCTTGGCCGCTGACTGCCAGGCCAACCTCGTCACGGTGCCGATCTTGGCGCGGGACGCCGCAGGCTTCTACACCGCTCCGTCGTCCAGCCTGGTCCAGTCCCTTCAGGCGTTCCTCGACGCGCGCAAGGAGGTGACGCAGACGGTTTCTGTGGTCTCCGGGGACTCTTTCCTGCGCCCGGTGGTGCTCACGATCCGCGTCGGAGTCCTCCCCAACCACTCGCAGTCGGTGGTCAAGACCGCCGTCGAGGCGTTTACCGACCGGCTCCTGCGGGATCGGAAGTTCGGGGCCGGACTCTACTTCTCTGACTTCGACCCCCTAAAGCGTATCGCTGGGTTGGGCTTCTTCAACGTCACCATCGCCGGACACCAGGAGAGCGGCATCACCGTCACTACTCGGCTCGACGGGAGCGGGAACCTCGTCATCCCTGTGAGCGAGGTGATCACGAAGGGGTCGGTCACGGTGACGACCGAGGCGTTGTTGAGCTAGATCGATGGGCTTCGGGCACGGAAAGTTCGGGAAGAACTCCTTCGGGGAGCGGGACTGGTCCTACGAGGTTCTCTACGGTTCTCTCCCGGAACTCTATCGCACGCAGGACACCGATGAAGTGCTCCTGGCCTGGGCCGAAGGGCAGCGTCCGGTGCTCGACATGCTGCGCCGGAAGATCCGCGACTTCGGCGACCTCCGCGACCCCTTGAAGGTCCGCACCCGGCACGACGATGTGTTCACCCTTCGCCTCGGCCCCCGGCTGGTCCCCCAAGGCACGCTGGAACAACGGGGTGGGGACGGTTCGGTGTCCTCGTTGCGGGAGTTTTCCGCACCGACCGCGCGCTTCAAGGAATCCGATATCGGCAAGACCCTGATCCTTCGCAGCCCGAACGAACCTACCAACACCCGTTCCGTGATCATTACCCAAGTCCTGTCCCGCAGTACGGTGGGCACCGACCCCCTCCTGGTCCTCGACGCCGGACCCTTGAAGTGGGAGGTGCGCTCCCTCGCTTCGGTCCCTTCGGACTTCACCACGGTTCGCGTTCTCGGCGGCTACGTGGAGAAGGTGGCCCCGGGATGGGTCATCTCGGATGGCTACGCGGACTTCGTGGTGCGAGGACGCCGCCAGTTTCGGGTTGCGGACGATCGGAAGATCCTGACGGAGCGAGAAGGAGCGGACGGGTTGTTCGCTCAAACCAACGCCTTCCTTCAGCCGATCTTCCAGTCCCCCACCGCGAACTTCGTTCCGGCGGACGTGGGGAAGAAGATCGTGATCTTCGCCGCCTCTCACGGGGCGAATCGCGGCAAGAAGGAGATCAAGCTGGTGCTTGGTCCTTCCACCGCCTTCCTGCTTCCTCCCGACGCTCCTACTCCGGCTCCGGTTGCTGAGGCTGGACCCCTAACCTGGGCCATCCTGCCCAACGAGGAACTCGACCTCGAAGGACAGGCGCTTCCGCGAGGGGTAGTCGAGCAGGAGGGGCTGGATCTGGAGGTGAACGTCGGAGGGAACGCCCAGAAGGTCCGTTCCTCTTCTGCCCGCTTTTTTGCGGGGGACGTAGGAAAGCTGCTCACGATCTCCGGCTCGTCCCTCGGGAACGCCGGAACCTCGACTATCGTCTCGGTCCTCTCCGCTGATACCGCTCTCGTGTCCACCTTCTTCGTTGGTCCTGAGTCCGCTCTGGGTTGGGCGCTTCGTCGCCCCACCTTGGTTGGGGATCAGACGGAGGTGACGGTTCGGGCTCCGGCTCTGCTCGACCACCTGGCCCCGGATGTGGGGATCGAGGTGGACACTCAGGAGAGCGAGGCTCGCCAGCGAAGCTGGGTAGCGAACCTGTTTCAGTGGCTCGCCTACCGGGGTCGGGACACCGCCTACGCCATCTTGGGGAGCATCAGTGGCTTCCAGGTGACCGCTGCGCCCCTGTTCTGTATCTCCAAGGGCTACTACTTGGGTTTTCCTGTCGAGCGACGGGCCGAGGTCGGGGAACCTGGTCCGGGGCGGAGCGGGCGGGACGGGTCGCTTTCGCTGTCCTCGGGCTCGGTGGTCTTCACCGCCGCTTCGGGATCCCTCCGCAAGACGGACGTGGGGCGGGAGATTCGCCTGCGGAACTCCGGCTCGGGGAACGACAAGCTCTACACCATCGCCGCCTTCCTTTCGACCACCTCCGTTCGGTTCGCTTCGACCGAGACCGCCAACCTTCCCGACGCCAACGACGGGACGCTTCACTGGAGTGTGGTGCGGCTCTATGCCGACCGACCCCCGACCCGGCCTCGGTACGACGAGATCAATGGGGACATGCTGGCGGACGTGATCAACGTGACCAGCGGAGGGTCGAAGCACTTTCGAGTGGACGAGTTCTGCTGGCAGGACGGCTTCAGCACCCGCTTCCCGGTGACGGTGCTCCAGACCACCCTACTCGCTGGGACCACTTATGAGGTGCGGGTGCAAGGGGCGGGTGGATACCCCACCTCTCCACGGGTCGCGCAACAGACGGGCCGCTGGAGGTTCACCGATCCGAACGGTACCGCCTATTTCCTTGACACCGTGCCGGTTCAGGTGACGAACCAACCCGCCTACGCCTTCCAGGTCGGAACGCTGATCGCTCCGTCGGGCGTGGGGATGGGGTACCTCGACTACGTGTGCGAGCCCCACTACTCCTGCTACTACTGCGCCGCGAGCAAGGTTCTTCTCACGATCCAACCCGACACCATCTTGTCCGAGAGCGGCTTGGCGACCGAGAAGGCGCTCGACCGCGCGCTCGCCCGCATGGAGTTGGCGAAGCCGGTTCACCTTGAACTCATTCCTAAGATCATACAACCCGTTGAGGTAACAATCGCCTTCTCGGTGACGGTGGAGACCCTGTTGTACGAGCAGCCCGACGGCATCTACGTGGTTGCCACCGGCAACTACTACGATATGGTGCCGGGAGACCTGTTCCCTGCTGACCAGGGCGCGGTCGTCACCGTGCAACAGACCTTGCCCTAGAGGAGATCGCCGATGCCTCTCGTCCCCGGAATCCTCACCGACGCGGCCCGCAACGCATGGCCGCGCATGTTCTACGGCGATGTCGTCTTCAAGAATATCTCCTACGTCAAGTTCGGGGAGGGGGGCTGGGTCGATCCTGGAAACGGGCGGGTTCCTCGCACCGCGAGCCAGATGACCGGGCTCACCAATCTCGACTGCGTGGTGAACCCGAACAACTACCCGGTGGACAGCCGAGGCACCTACCAGAAGAACCTGGCTCCGGCGGACTTCTCCATCGAGAACAACTCGGTCCTGAAGATCCGATGCTTCCTCGACTTCGGGGACTGGAACGATGATGGGAACGGGAACAACCCGGAGATCTGGGAGTTGGGGGTGTTCGACGAGTCCAACCGCCTCGTCGCTTATGCTACCTTCCAGAAGATCACGAAGGACAACACCAAGCAGCTTGAGCAGTTTGTAAGGATCGGGTTCTAGGAGCCACCCATGCCCAGCACTCTCCTCACCTTCGCCGCCGCCGAGACCCGTTGTCGGTGGTTCGAGCCTTACGTGACCGAGGGGCTGAACGCGAAGCTCGCGGCCAACACCCCTCCTGGGGTCTACCGGGGTTTCCGGCTCACGACTTCCCAGAACGCCCTCACGGTGAAGCTCGCTGCCGATCCGGCCGCTTCCGACCATGTGGCCGTGGTCGAGACCGCTGACCCCTACTCGCTCACCGTTCGCAAGGGGGGCGGGGACTTCGAGTTGGATCTCCAAGCCCTAGTAGGGCAGGACGTGGTGCTGGCGATCTACGTCACCTACGTCATCGGTCAGAACACCTCGGCCATCCTTCGGGCCTACACCATCAACGAGTACAACGCCCTCTCCGCCGCCGCAAGGCGCGCTCTCTGTGTGTTAGGGAGGGTGGTGGTGCCGGGCAACGGAATCATCCCGGGGGCGAACCTGAGCCTCGCCCCCCGCTCCTCGGCCTGGCGGGGCCTCGCGCAGGAGGCGGCTCCCTGGACCCCGCTCCTCCGTAACGGGGGGTTCGAGATCGGTCCGGTGGGATCGCTTCTGAACCACCGGCTCCCCTTCTGGACCTCCTCCGTGATTTCCAACGCCTACGCGGTGGTCATCGACACGGCAGGAGCAAACGCCTACGCCGGTTCCGGTAGCCTCCTCCTGACGGTCGTGACTCCGCCGGTCCAGGCGAACGGCGAGGTCCACCAGGCCCTCGGGATGCCGGTCTACGCGGAGCAGCAGCTTCGCCTAGAGGCCCATTTCCGCCTCGACCAGCAGCTTTCCGCCGGGGAGATCAACCTCGTCGTCGAGTGGGGGGACAAGCTTGGGACAGACATCAACACGCCCTCCAAGCTCCTGCTCGCCGACCAGAACTCCAACCCCGATGGCATCTACTACCTGAAGTCCAAGGTCGTGCTCGCCCCGGCGAACGCTCGGTCGCTCCGGCGGATCTACTTGGAGTTCGACGGGGCGGAGTTCCAAGGCAACAACGCCGCCTGTCACATTGACGACGTGCAGGCGTGGCTGGAGCCGCACGACGCCCGCACCGTGCCGTTCGAGGAGCAGCGTCGGGCCGTCGCCGCCTCCCTCCTCACGTTGGAGGGGCCGCAGACCACGCCCTTCGACGGCAACGCTCTGCTCTTGGAGTTCGACCCGTCCTTTACGACGGGTGCGGGTGGGAAGGTGGTGGCCGGGGCGCGCTGGGTGAACAACCTGCCGCCGCTCCTCCAGTGGCTCGGAAGGATGATCCTCGGCCCGGGGGTCTTCAACGCCGCGCTCGACGACCTTCCTCGCCTTGACATCCCCACCTTCGGAGGAAGTCGGCGGATTGCCCTCGCTCGTTTCGGGGGGGAGAACAACTCGACCGCCGATTCCGGGGTTCGCCTCTACCTCTCGCCCGAGGAGGGGTTGGAGATCGCCGCCAACTGCTACTGGGACACGGCTGCTGGGAAGTGGAAGAACGAGCGGTTCGACGCCAACGGGTCGCGGGCGGTGCTCTACGTCTTCGGGAGCGTGATGGCGAACGTAACCTCCAACGACCTGACCATCAAGGTCAGGAACTTCACCGTCGCCGACGAGTGGACCGACGCCCAGTGGGACTTCGACGCTCTCCGCTTCTCGGGGCCTACCGCCGATCGTACCACCGGCTTCGGGACGGTGCTTGAACTCCGGGACGGGCTGCTCGAACTGTTCACGCCGACGACCGACACCTACGGCTCGAACCTCCCCTTCGATTCCGGGGGCTTCGGCTCGAATCGGCTGTTCGCCAAGTCGATCCCGAAGGGGTGGGGGTATGTGGAGATTGTCAACGGGGTCATCGTCGCCAACTCGCGCGAGGGCCTGAACTACGCTCTTTCGTTCGATGGTAACGGGCGGGTGGTCATCACCTTCAACAGCAACATGAACTCGACGAAGTTTGCCGTGCATCCGACGCTCTATCGGTCCTCGAACGGGGACTACCTGGACGTGAGCAACTGGGCGCAGAACTACGTCGAGTTGACCCTGCGGGACAAGGACGGGGTGGCGAAGGACATTGTGGCGGGGAACCTCTCGCTGACCTTCTCCTGGATCGTGTTCGGCGTCCAGACGTGATAGGGTGATGCCATGCCGGTTCGCGTTCGCTACTCGATCAAGGCGGTCATCTCCTCCACCACGGCGGAGGAGAAGGACTTGGGGAACCAGTCCTGGGAGGTGATGACCGACACGCAGGGTGAAGGAGGGGCGTGGAAGGTTCTGATTCCCAAGACCTCCACCGACCTCCAGGTACCTCTGGGAAGCGTCGCGGCGGCCAAGCTCGTCGTTCTTCGCACGCTGTCCAAGGATCCCACCCTGGCGCTCCCGGACATCACGATCAAGAAGAACGCCAACAACGGGGAAGCCATCGTCATCCGTCCGCTCGGCGACCAGAAGGAGGGTCACTTCCTTCTCTCGACCAGCGGCATCACCGCGCTCTACGTGACCAACCCCTCAGCCACCGTGGACGTAGAGATGGTGGTCGTGGTGGTTGGCGATTGATCGTACTTACAAAGTGAGGTACTACAAGGGATCGCCATGCTTCGCGTGCGGCTCCAGGAGGTTTCCCCCATCGGGGTCATCGCTCCGCTGAAACTCGTCGGCTTCCTCCTTCCCGAGAACGCCATCCAGGTCGTGCGCGGGGGTACCTTGACCCTCCACGTTCTGGTCTACGAGGAGACCGACCCCGACGCCCTGGTGGACATCACCCTCGCCACCCTGCACTTCACGGTGAAGGAGGGGATCTCCGAGAAGCACCCGCCACGCATCTACAAAGTCTCCACGGACCCGATGCAGATCGATGTCCACAAGCCCCGCCACGGGGAAGCGAAGGTCATGATCGCCTCTGCGGACACCAAGACGTTGGAGCCCCGTTCCCATGTTTACGACCTCTGGTTGTTTCTGGGGGGCGGACGCTACCCGTTGATCTCGCAGGGCGTGTTCGAGGTGCTACCCAACATCGCGGTTCTACCTTGACGACCACATGGTCGCGGAGGCGCGGATGGACGACAAGGCGATCTACGAAGCCTTGGTGACCCTGGTTCGGGAGCACATTCCCGGCTTCGAGGTCGCCTTCAAGGACGAGTCGTGGTCCCAGAGGCTCCTCGGAAAGCTCATGTTCTTCAACAAGAACTACATGACTTCCTTCACTACCACCCTCTACCCGAGGGTCTATCTTCCGTCGCGGAAGTGGTTGGAGGAGAGCTACGGGAGGACTTGGAAGGTACTGGCCCACGAGTTCGTCCATCTCTGGGATCGGAGGCGGGTCGGAGTAGGCTTCAACCTGGCCTACCTTTCCCCGCAGATCGGGGCTGTGCTGGCGCTGCTGGCCGTCTTCGCCTTTCTCTCCAAGGGGTTCCTGCTCGCGCTGCTCGCCCTCCTCTGCCTGGCTCCGATCCCCTCCTACGGGAGGATGTACTTCGAGCTTCGCGGCTACACGATGTCGATGGCGGTCAACCTCTGGCGCTACGGCTCCATCTCCGAGGACACCAAGGCGTATATCGCCAGCCACTTCCTCGGCGGGAACTACTACTGGATGTGGCCCTTCCCGAAGGGCGTCCGAGGACGCATCGACCAGGCTGCCGCGAAGCTCGCTGCCGGAGACACCTCCGCGCTCGGTCCCTCCCCCGAGGTCTACGGGAAGGTCTACCAAATGCTGAAGAACGCGGGGGCAGACCTTGCCAGTTAGCTCTCGGCAAGGCTGGTCCTACCCAGAGGAGTTGCAGGATCCCTGGTACGAAGCCTTCGTGTCGATGGTCGCGGCGATGGACGCCTCGGCCTATTCCGCCCGCGAAGATCGAAACACGATCCTCATGGGCGGCGGCACGGTCTCGCTCGCGGTCCAGGCGGGGAGGGGGACCCTGACCTGGACCCAAGCCATCGAGATCTTGGCGGCGGATACAGGCTTCAAGTGGGTCATCCCAGCGGGATCCGTCGTCCTCGACGATGGCCAGATGCTCTATGTGGCGCTGGTTCGCGCCCCCACCGCGAACCTCAACCTCGCGCTCGCCGTTACTTCGACGCTCCCTATCAACGTCGGGGTGAACGATTTCTTCGTTTTGGGCGTGTTCCGCACCGATCGGGTCTACTTCCGCAACGGGGACGTGTTGGAGGATGGCCAGAGCGTCAAGCTGTTCTCCTCGGGTGGGAGCGGGGAGGTTCCGGCGCTGGTCGGCGTCAAGTACGCGGTGCTCATGGAGAGCCCGGTCGGGACGAAGGCGTGGCGACGGCCGACGGGGGACATGGTTCTTGCGGCGTTCGCTATCAACTCCTTTGCGCTCTCCCAGACGCCGCTTCAGACGGAGATCGGAAGCTCCGTTCAGGATCCTCAGTTCACCGCCGCTTACAACCGGAACCCCTCCGACGCGACCATCGACGACGGGGGCGGGCCGGTGAACCTCGCGGCTCCGTACACGAGCTTCGGGATCAACGCTTCCTACTCGAAGAACACCATCAACGCCACCCAACTGTTCACCTTGTCGGCGAAGGACGCAGACAGCCTGTTCAAGACCACTCAGGTGAGCATTGCGTGGCGGCCCAAGGTCTACTACGGGGTGGCGGCCCCGCCGCAGAATCACGACGCGAACTTCATCACCGGGACGCTCGGAGGCCAGAACAACACCCTGGCTTCCGCGCGTCAGCGCACACTCGCACTGAACGCGGCGAACGGGCAGAAGATCTACTACGCCTTCCCCCAAGCGTTCGGGGGCGCGGCGGGGAATTTCATCGACGACGCTTCGGGGCTGGCGGCAGGCTTCGTTCTCGTGGCGACGGTGGCGCTGACCAACAATTTCGGTATCACCCTCCCCTACTCGATCTGGGCTTCCGAGCAGACCGGCCTCGGGGCGCAGTCGGTGACGGTGTTCTGATGGCGATCCAGGTCCTCTCCCAGTTCACCCGCGTCGGTGAGAAGAACTACCCGCTCATCGAGGACACTGACCAGAAGGGCGGGTTCCAGGTCGTCGCTACCACGCAGCTTCGGGACGCCGTCCCATCCAGTCTCCGCAAGGAGGGGATGCACGTCTTCGTGGTCGCCGACACGACCGTCTACCGGCTGGAGGCCGATCTCCTCACCTGGACAGCAGGCGCGCTCGGCGGCGTGGGCGGTTCGTCGCAGGGTTCCTACGACTGTCCGAACACCGTGGCGGTCCTCGACGCGATGTACCTCTCGGGAGCAGGAACGGCCGATCGCGCCGATGCGGACGATCCGGTCAAGCAGCCCCTCATCGGCTTCGTGAAGTCCAAGCCCACCGACACGACCGCTGTGATCGTCTACGGCGGCGAGCTTGGCGGGTTTCAGAACCTCGTTCCCAAGGACACCTACTACCTGGGCCTCCAACCTGGCACGATCACCAACGATGTCTCTGGTTATCCACAAGGGTCCGTCGTGCAGAAGGTGGGATTCGCCAAGAGTTCTGCGGTGTTGGTTGTCATGGTTGACCGGGACTTCACGATCTTGTAGAACAAGGATCGCGGAAAGCTCTCGCACTGTTCAAGGTTCTCTCCCCATGGAGGATCTCATGGCGCACTTCAAGTACCTGGGCGAGATCGCCCGTCCGGGCGTGGTCAAGAACTACGGCCCGACCAAGAAGATCAAGATCCCCAACAGCGTCGGGCAGGTGGTGGAGTACACGCCTATCGCCCCCGCCTCGGACTTCCAGGCGGGCGAGGACATCGGCTACGACATTAGCGACCCGCGCTCGCTGTCGTACTTGCGCGCGGACAAGCGGTTCCAGGAGATCTGATCTCCTCTTCCCAACACCAACTCGCCCCCGATGAGGGCGTGACCGAAGGAGAAGCACCATGGCCGACCTCAGAGCACTCGTCCTCACCTCGGCAGGCAAGCACCAGCGGCAGCAGAACGCCGACACCCTCGTCGTCGGAGCAGGCGTCAAGACCCTCTCCGGCAACCTCTCGATCACCTCGACCGGAGGAACCACCACCCTCGGCGACGCCACCGTCGCCGTCACCTCCGCCCTCACCGTCGGCACCACGCTCGCCGTGTCCTCGCTGTCCACCCTCGACTCGCTGTCCGTCTCCAACGCCTCCACGATGTCGGGCGTCATCAACGCCAACGGTGGCATCGAGCGGTCGTCGAGCGGCGCGCTCTCGATCGGCACCGGGAGCAACGTGACCTCGATGTCGATTGGCACGGGCGCGAACATGGGCGCGATCACGATCGGCAAGAGCGGCCAGACCGTGACCTTCGCGGGCAACATCTCCGTCCAGGGCACCGAGACCGTGGTCGGCGTCACCACCTTCGATGAGGCGGTGACGTTCAAGAACACCGTCACCATCGGCGACGGCACGGGCACCGACACCATCGCCTTTAACGCCGATTCGGGCCGCCTCGGCACCGGGGCGCTCCCCAACGTGCTGTGGTCCAAGGAGATGGCGCACGCCTTCTACATCGACGCATCGACCACCGCGAACACGGCGGGCGGCGCGCTGACCGTGCGCGGCGGCGCGGGTTCGGCGACCGCCAACAGCAGCGCGGCGGGCGCGGGCGGCGCGATGAACCTGCTCGGCGGTGCGGGCGGCGCGGCGGGCGCGGACTCGGGC